ATGACCCCGCCCCGCAAGTCCGGTCCCGCACCCCTGCCCGTGCCCGCCGGATGGGACGGACCCATCGAGGGCTACCGTCAACATCTCCAGGCTGCCGGACGCTCCAAAGCCACCATAGCCACACGCCTTTCGCACATCTGCCGGATAGCGCGAGTGCTCGATATTTCACCAACTCGGGTCACTGGCCGCGCGCTCAAGTCGTGGTTCGCCTCGCAGAAGCACTGGAGCATTGAGACTCGGCGCGGATATCGGAACTCGGCCCGCAGCTTCTTCGGCTGGGCACACGACGACGGGCAGATCGGCACAAATCCTTCCACCGAGCTGCCTCATGTCGCCGCTGCTGTCCCGCTACCCAAGCCCGCACCCGATCGCGTCTGGAAAGAATCGCTGCTCGCCGCTGACGCCCGCACTGCCGTCATGCTTGAGCTGGCCAATGGGGTCGGCATGCGCCGCGCTGAGGTGGCCCAGGTTCACACCAATGACCTCATCGAATCGTTCGACGGCTACCAGCTGCTGGTGCACGGTAAGGGCAACAAGAAGCGCGTGATCCCGATCACCGATGAGGTTGCGGCGATGATCCAGCGCGGCGCGGCCGGGCACACCCCCGGCGCTGGCGCCGAGGGATACCTGTTTCCCGGCAACGACAACGGCCATCTTTCCCCGCGCTGGGTCGGAAGACTCTGCGCAAAAGCCATGCCGGATATCTGGACCATGCATAAGCTGCGCCATCGGTTCGCCACCCGCGCCTACCGCGCCACCCGCAATATTCGTGCCGTTCAACGCATGCTCGGGCACGCCTCGGTGGCCACGACGCAGATCTACACCGCCGTCGATGACCACGAAATGAGAGCAGCCGTCGAGGGCGCCCGGGGCACCGGACCACAACCCTCCTGGCAATCAGCCGCCTAATCACACCGCTCCCACCGAGAGGCCTTGTGTCATGACCGTTGAAACACTCGACACCTGTCAGCAGCGCGTGGATCAGGCCGCGCGAGTGCACGGCTGGCTGGATCGTCGTCGGTGGGGAGGGCGGAGAACTCATCTATCGCCGCCCCGGCACTCCCTCATGGGTGAGCATCATGTACGCGCACACCGGCGTGATCCTGTGGGCCGACGGACAGGACAGCCGTCGCGCACCCTGGCACTTCGCCGGGATCGACAAGGTGGATCGGCTGGTGTCGTTCCTCGCCGGAAACTAGGCCGACCGCAGTACGATCCGCGCATGAGCCTCATGCAGAGCACCGCAACGGCTGCGGTCATCACCGCGTTGGCCGTTTTGCTCGCGCCCGCCGCACACGCCGATGAGTACGACAGCATCGAGGCCGACCTGAAGGCCGCGAACGTGCCGACCAGCTTCAAAGTCATCGCATCTATCGGTGCGTTCTGCACGCTCAAGACCAATGCGTTTTACGCCGGCCAACTGGATGAGGAAAAGGTCACCGGAGTATTAACCAAGCAGGGGATGACTAGCGGCCAGGCCGAGGTGGTGTGGTCGTCGATCAGCAAGAATTGTGTGCCCAAGTCCAACTAGGGCGCGCCGACGGAAGGTCTGGACTATGGTCGGCTCTTTAGCTCTCATCACCGTGGCCGGAGCGGTCGCCTCGGCCCTAGTACTCGCTCCGGCAGCGAATGCAGACGACCCCGTACCGCCGGGCTGTCAGACCGACCGCGTGGGAGTGTTCGGCACGCAGTTCCGAACCATCTGTGACGATCCGATAGCCCCGGACGGTTCGTGGCAGCGGACACGTCAGACCTACATGCCTGGTCAGCGCTTCGCCGTTGCGACGAGCGTCTACACCGTCGCCCCTGACGCCATCCCCCCTGGCGAGCCCGGGCACATCGAATGAGGTCGCTCGTGTTGGCCGCGATGATCGCCCTCGGGTGCGCACCCATCGCGCACTCCAGTCCTCAACCAGCCGGGATTGTGTGCGACATGCTGCGCAAGTACCCCGGCATGGGTCCGGTCGATGTGGCCCTGACGTTTGTCGAGGATCAACACCTCTACCGCAGCTACGATGCCGCCAGGGCTGTCGTGGACAAAGAGGTCATGAGCGAGTGTCCCGAGCTGGCGACCCGCGGTCGCTGAGCTACCTCATATTTCGGAGCGAAACCGGAAACGTCGCAGCTCAGTCGGGCTGAGCCTTCTGTCCCGTTAACGCCAAAACGCGCCCTCACCGGGTGGGGGGTGAGGGCGCGCTGTCGTTGACGTTCCCGGGCTACTTGAAGTCGCGCAACCGGTCGGTGATCTCATGCTCGAAGGCCAAGCGGTCCTTGCGCTCGTCGCGTAGTTCGCCACGTAGGCCGCCGATGTCGCCTCGCATGCCACGCAGATCACGTCCGAACTCTTCGAGGCGAGTGAGAACGTCGTCGAGCTGGCCTCCTACCCCGTCCACGTCGTCGCGGAGGTTCGTCTTGTGACTGTTCTTGACCTGGTGGAGCACGGCCCGAAGGTCTTTCCGGTACAGCCCGAGCACGAGCGCCACCAGGCCGATGACCACCCAGGTGGCCAGCTCCCATCCGTCACGTGCCAGGGGCGGTAACGATGGCCAGTCAGCGAGAAAGGGCACGATCACTCGGACGACCCACCTGTCCCGCCGCCGCGGATGTCTTGCGCAAGCTTGAGACCACCGAGGCCGGTGCCGATTAGGCCAGCACCAGAGATGATCCATTGCAGCGCGTCGTCAGCCGTCATCTTGCCGAGCGCGACGAGGGTGACGGTCCCGCCGAGCACGGATAGGAACATGACCGCGTAGACGATCAGGCGGGTGGTGTCGTTCTGCGGTATCGGATTGGGCATGGCGGATCCTTTCGAGGGGGTTGTGGCTACGGGAGCTTCCAGGCGGTCCAGGCCGGGGGTCCGTCGTTCCACCACGAGACGGTGCCGGGAACGGTGAATACCGTTGCGTCGGAGACTTTCTCGGTGATGATCTGCGCGGCGCAGTCCACCGCTGTCAGGCCACGCCAGAACGTTTCGGGCTGGTCGTGGTAGTGAAAGTGCGCGTTGGTCGAGACAAATTTGAGTGCGGCGGCGATGGTTTGGATGATCTGCGGCAGCAACGTGAACAGTTTCATCACGTCGAGGATCTGGCCGCCGACCTGGTTGGTCGGCCCCGTGGTGACCAGGTTGGCCACTGCGGACAGTGCCCCGGCTCCCGGCAGCGATGAGGCCAACAGTCCGAGCAACTGTCGGCCCACCGTCGACATGAACAGGTTGAACAGGTAGGCCGCGAAGTCGAGCGAGATTTCCATGCGGGTGAGGATCTGGTACAGCCACGGCAGCAGTCCCACGGCGTTGGGGTACATGTCGCCTTCGTGGGTGAACTGGTAGGTGATCGGGACCGCCCAGTCCGGCCCGAACACGCCCGAGATGCCCTGGCCGACCGGGTCGTTGCCGAGCAGTGTGGGACCACCGCGGCGCGATGGGCCGCCGAATCCGATGATGAGCTTGATTTCGTCGCGCCGGTCTTGCGGCCATTGCAGCAGCGCGGTGTTCACCACGTCATCGCCCATGCTGTAGCCCATCCACACCTTCGGAACCCCGACCATGGGCAGCGCTAGGCGTAGCAGCTCGGCGGAGCCCTCGGCGCGCGCATCGACGTAGGAGTGGGTGGGGTCGCCCATCAGGAACGCATCGGTGGAGAACCCGACGCCCTGCTGCACGAACCGCTTCTCTTTCGCCTTGGGTGCGACGAGCACGACACCGAGCCGGGTCTTGCAGTCGTAGGTGAGCACCCCGGGCTTGCTGTTGAACTTCGCATCCTCGGTGGCGGCGAGATACTCCTGCATGTTGCGCAGCGCCCGATCGGTGGCCACGTCGAAGACACCCGACTCGATCACGCCCAGGTTGTGCGCGTCCGATCGGCCGGCGTACGCGAACAACAGTCGGTGTTGCAGCTTGCGGATCTCATCGGTTGGGCCCATGAGCGGATCGGCGAGTTGGGGCTGCTGCCAGGTCATCATGCGTCCTTCCCGACCGGTGCGAACCCGTCGATCTCGAGGTGCTTGCCGATGACCGCGACGGCGTTGACGAGGGTGCGGTCGCCGAGCTGGGGCCACTCGATACGCACCTGGTCCCAGGTCTCCTTGGCGTAGTCGGGCAGCACGATCGGGCCCGGTGCCGGGTCGATGGGTGGGTGCTCACCGGGAAACGTGAACCCGTCCATGTCCTTGCGGACCTCACCGCGCAGCCAGTCCATATCCATGTTTCCCGGATCCCACTTGCCTTGGGCGGCACCGGCGTATTCCTTGTGGCCGATGACATGCGACTCGGGCGCTTCGAGCTTCACTGCGAGGGCAGCGCACGTATCACGCAGCGCGATAATCTGCGCATCGGGCCACTGCTCGTTGCCGTCGTGGGCGCACTCGATGCCGATCAGATGCCAGTTGCCGTCGTTGGTGGGCAACCACGGATAGGAGCCCTGTCCGGCGTGCCAGCAGACGCCGACAGCAACGATCGTCACGGTGCCGTCGGTGGCGATGTGAATGTTGGACAGCGGGCCCGGTAGATCGGGGCGGCCGTCGCGGATGGATTCTGCGGTGGCGTTGCGGTTTCCGGTGTGGTGCACCATGACACCGCGGATGTCTTTAAAGTCGCCGTGCCCGCGGTCCTGCCAGCCGTCCAACATTTTGAGTCGGACGCCGAGCGCGGGTCGTAGAACATCTTCGATCCAGACGGGATCGCCGGTCCAGGTCACGGTGGTTCCTCCTGTGGTTGGCCAGTATTTGTCCAGGTATGGGGTCACGGTGGCGATGCGTGATTTGATTTCGGTGAGGTAGGCGCGGCGGCCGCGCTCGTACCAGTACTGCGCGCTCGGCCAGTTCGGGGCCTGCTGTAGCCAGCAGATGTTCAGCCAGATATCGCCATGGCCCGGTGAGGTGCGCTTCTCGTCGAGCTTGTCGAAGAACGCCTTGATCTGTGCAGCGGCTCCGTCGAACCGATTGTCGTAACTTTCATCTTGTTGTGCGACACCGTAAGTGGTGCCGGTGGGATCCCACACGGTCTCTACCCATCGCGACTCCTGGTAGAGCGCCGACATTTCGGCAAGGCATTCATCGCGGGTGTGGCCGCGCTGCTTGGCCTCGCCGACGATGAGTTGTGCCACCCGGTCTTCGGTGGTCACGGCAGCCACCCGAAGAGGTTAGGCAACGTACGTTGCGCCTCTTTGATCAGGACGGTTCCGAGGATGGGCTCCAGATCCTTGAGCGCACGATCCCGCAGCCGGTCATAGAACCGGTCTGCGATGTAGTTGATCAGCGAATCAGCGGGTTTGCGTAGCCATTTCATCGGGTGTACTCCCTTTCGATGCGTGGGTCGATTTCCTGTGCGTATGACGAGAGCTGGTCCGATGCCCACCAGCCGAGCCGGAATGCGGCGACGGCGACGGCGAGGTAGAGCGCGCCATAGCGGGCGAGTTGGGCGAGCATCATGTCGCCAGTGGTGCGAGGGTGAGGGTGTCGGTGTTGATGCGGATGATGTCCCCGCTGGCTCCCGACTTGGTGACGGTCGCTTGCGACGACCACAGAAAGTTGCCCGCGGTCGGATGGTCCCAGAAAGACACGCCAGCAATGGTTTCCGTGCCACCGAGGGTGTGCTCGGGGGTGTTCGATTGGCTGATCGACCCGGATGCGGCTGCGGAGAATGCGCACGCGTAGCGGGTGGCCACCGAGGACGGGTTAGCGGTTCCGGCTGTGCCCGGGTCGCCTGTGTGCATCTTGGCGTACACGGTTGCCGGTGGTGTGTAGGCCACGTTGCGGCAGATGTGATCGAGCAGTTTGTTGGCCAGATATGTTGAAATACCCCATGCCATAATCGGATTCCCTTCTATTGGTAGGACCGGATGTGTGCGCGGCCTATGCCGCCGACGCGGCCCGGGTTGGCGATTCCGAAGACGCCGCCCGAGCCGGGGCCACCGCCGCCACCGGGCGCGTTGCCGCCTGTGTTGGTGCCCGCCTGCGCGCCGCCGCTGTAGGTCTGCCCGCCCACGGTGATGTCGCCTGCGGCTTCGCCGGGTTGGTTCAGGCCGTTGCCCGCGTAGGCGCCTTTACCGCCCGCCCCACCTGCACACGTTGTGGTGACCCCGTTGACCAGGAAGGTGGTGTCACCGCCGGGGCCGCCGTCTTTCTCCTTGGCGCCCGCGGTTCCGGCCGCCCCCACGACGCCGGTCAGAGTCAACGCCGATCCGGGAATGTCGATGTTGCGGGCGACGGTGCGTGCGTTCCATACGCCCTTGCGTCCGCCCTGACCGGTGGTGCCCAACCCGCCGTCGCCGCCACCACCGCCGCCCCCGGCGCCGCACCCCACGGCGTCCATGTAGTCGCAGTTGCGCACGATGTTGTGGGTGAACGCACCCGCGTTCGTGTAGTTGGCCAGGGTCGGTAGCCCGCCCGGCGGGTAGCCGAGGGTGCAGGCGCGGGCCGTGGTGACCGTGAGCGCGGCGTCGATCTTGGCTACTCGCTCGATGACCAGGGTTGAGGACATCGTGATCGTGCGCGTCAGGCCAACCGGGAGCAGCTTGTCGAAGCTGATCGAGCGTGGCGCGGTGAGATTGAGTGTCAGGTCGATCGGGGCGACTCGCATCAGGCTCACGGTGCCGGTCATCGCCAGGGAGCTCGCCAGATCAATGCCCATCACCTTGGACAGGAACAGGGCGCGTTCCATGGTCACGGCCAGCGCGAGATCCTGTTGGAACGTGGCCTGTAGTTGCAGGTTTCGGGTTAGCAGGATCGAGCGGTCGGCGGCGAGCTGGTACACGGCCTGCAATGCGAGCGCGCGATTCAGGTGGAGTGACTGAACTACGCCGAGCGCCTGCATGGCGATCAGTTCCACCTCGCCGACGCACATGATCGCGAGCGATGCGTCGAGGCCGATGACCGCGTGCCATCGGCCGTCTGGTGTTTTCGGTGGCGCGGCCGGATTGGGCGACCACTTACCGCCCGACGGCGCCGGTGGGGCGGTCGGGTTGGGGGACCAGGGCATCTAGGGCCCAGCGAAACCTATGCGCGAGACCACCTGCGCCTCTTCGGCATTCTCGGCGTCGCGAGTGCCGGTAATTTGCATCCAGGACGGGTTAGGCTTCCCGTCCGGGTCGAGCCCTCCGCGCTCTACCGTGAATGTGATACCGGGGAGTTCGGGCATGGTGAACGTTGTAGCCATCTCTTACGCCTCTCTGGGTTATGCGATTCGGCGGCCATCGAATGTGGCGATGCCGGATAGAGCCGTGATGCTGCGCGGCACAATGGTTTCCGATCCGGTTGAGCCGTTGGACCGTATGTCGTAGTCGACTGCGATGAATCCCGGCTGCACGACATCCCCGGCCACAAGCGGGATCTCAAACGGGCAACCTGACGGAATGGCTCCGGTGATGCGGGTGCCGTTCTTAAACAGCGCCCAATAGGGCACGGATGTGCCTTTGGCGGTGACCGATCGGTATGTCGTGCTTATCCGGTACAGGCCGGTGGTGGCAATCTCGATGCGCGCCGTGCCCAGGTCATCGAGAGTGACATCGGTGGTGTAGTCGTTGAATGTGAAGAAACCGGACGGGAATGCACCGGCGGAATAGGGTCCATAGGTGACATCGGCGGTGCTATCGCGTCTGATGCTCCATGAATTTGACATCGAGAATCCCGCTCCCGCTGAGGTGTAGTCGGACATCGCGAATGCCGCGATCCGGTAGGAGTCGTAGGTGAAAAAGGGGCTTGCCCGCTGCACGCTGAACATCGAATACCGGTACGCGGCACCGATACTGATGGTGTTGCTTGCGTCGGTCGCCGAGAGAATTTGTCGGCCGTTGACGCGCACGAAGTAGTTATTTCCCGAGCAGCGGATCTCGATACGAGCGCCCTGCTTGACCGCGGACAACCCGGTTTGCAGGGTCAGCGGCGTGTTAAATGACCAGCTGCTACCCGACCGCGTGAACTTGCCTATGCGGATCTCGCCCTCTTTGGCCAAGCAGTAGGCGCCCTGTGTGCGCCCCGAGTCGCATCGGATGTAGCCACCCGAGTAGTAGTTGCCATTCTGGGTGTCGCCCAACACAAATGACGCCGACTGGCCATCGGTGGCGTAGGTGTAGTTCGGGCTAGCGAAGAAATACCCGTCACCGTTGCCGTTCCTGACACCCGCATAACCGGAGTCCCCGCGAATGGTGACATCGCCAGGGGTCGGTCCGGTGGTCCAGTCCGTCGAGTTCAAGGCGGCACCATCGGCACCGGAGAACACGAAGCTGTAGCTGTTCCCGCCGCCCGTGTTCTGCTCGGTCTCCTGCTCCTGCAACGTGGTCTGGGCGGCAATAGCACTCTTGAGCGCATCCTGCGACAGACCGAGCAGCGATAGTAGTGAAGTCTTGGCTTGGTCGATCTGATCGAGGATGGTTCCCGTTGTGCCGGTGGCTGTTCCGTCCGCGCCCGTCTTGACACCGCTGAGCATGTTCCCGAGGTTGCTGACCAAATCGTTTACCCGGCTCATATCGAAATTGCCCGTTACATCACCGGCCGCCATGGTCCCGTTGCCAGCTAGCTTCTGAGTCTTGTTGTTGTTCAGGCCAAACCAGTCCTTGACGCCCTGCACTAGCGAGTTGATCGGCGTGACGATGTTGCCGTTGAGAATGTCAAGAATCTGGTTGATGACCGTCTGCATGATCGCAAGGCCAGAGACCTGCGCCTGTTGGATCAGACCAGCGATCTCCGATGCGGTGATCTTGCCGTCGGACGTGATCGCCTGTAGGCGGGCCTCGATATTGGCGACCTCGGAATTGACCGACCCGCCGATGGCATCCACCATCTCGCGCAGGTCTGTAACCAGCTCGAGGTCGAGGAGGTTCGATGCCCACGGCCGTGCGTTGGAGAACCAGACATTGCCCGCGGTGGCGCCCGGGCCGAGCTCGATGAATTGGGCCGCGCTTGCGGCACCCGCTGGCACTGTGTGCGTCGTGACGGGTATCCATTGCCAGGCCCCGGATGCGCCGCCCGGGGTGATCGAGCCCTTCGTCACATCGCCGATCAGCGCACCGGCCGCGTCCCAGAATGACCAGCCCGTCTTGATCGTCGCGCCGCTGCCGCTGTAGCCCGACCACATTGCCGCCGCGCGCTGGCTGAGTGTCTGACCCTCGCGCACCGAGAACTGGTCCGTGCGAAGAATCTGTGTCGTGCCGTCGGCGGTCCCGCGTGCGGACCCGCCCGAAAGCCAGCCCGGCACCACGCCATCCCACGCGAACGGGCCACCGGCGATGCTGGCGGCGTTCAGGAATTCGCCCGCTCCGTTCGCCAGGTCTTGGATGACATCGGCGAGCCAAGAGACGGGGACGATGCCGTTGAACAGTTGGCTTACGCCCTTGCCGATGGCCTCGAAGAGGTCAGTCCAGCCAGCCTCGATCTCGGCCAGCGTGGGCCACCCCACGTCTTGCCCGGAGGCGAGCTGGAGCAGGCGGCGTATCGGCATGAAGATCTGTTGAATCGCGAGCAGCGTCTCGTCGTCGCCGTCGTAGGTGCCCATGATGGCCTCGACCAGGCCGACGAACTGTCCGACGACGGGAAGGCTTTCGATGAAGTCCAGCAGCAATGCCGGTAAGTCGTCCGGTCCTTGGATGTCGTTCGGGTCGGCGTTGGCGACATGGGAGTTGAATCCGGCGAAGAGTTTCGTCAGGATCCCGAACGGCGATAGGTCTTGCAACGGGTCGCCACCAGTGGAGCCGTGGAAGGTGCCGGGCATGCGTTCGGCGGCGCGATTGCGCATCGCCGCGGGTGTCAAGTCCTGGAGCTTCTCGGCCAGGGTCTCGATTGTCAGTGCGCCAGCGGGAAGGTTGGGCACACCACCGGGGGTGGTCAACGCCGGACCGCCCGAGACGCCTTGGGTATGCGCTTAGGGCACTTGGGGGCGGTGGCGGTCATCTCCACCACCGGCTCGGCCTCGGTGTGCTGCGGCTGCTCGGGGAGCTTGATCGATTCCTGGCGTACCCCATCGGTGATCCACGCCGGTGCGTGCACGGCCGAGGGGTCGACATGTTCGGTCTGCCGGATGCCGATGGCTACCATCTGTGCCGCTAGGTCAGCGACCCATGGCTGTAGCACGGTCAGCGGCATTTCGGTGGCGGTCAGCAGTGCCGAGGCCAGCGCGCCGCCGACGGCCTTGGTCTGGCCGTCGATGTCGTCGGGCGCCGGGATCTTCTTCGGGATGACCTCGGCGTCAATGACCTTGTCGGCCAGTGCCGTTGCCTCTTCCGGCGAGATACCTTCTGTCACCACAGTCCTATCTGTTGTAGGCCGCTCATGGTGCGGCTCATCAGTTCGGCCATGCGCTCGATTGCGTCCTTCTCCTTGCGTGTGTCCCCGAACGTGCCCTCGATCGCCAACGCCCTGCCCTGACCCCAACTGATGTCCAGAGAGCGGCAGCGCCGCACGAACACTCGTGGCATCAGGTACTTGCTGGTGCCGCCCACGCGGTCACCGAGCCACCAGTGCCCAAACCCGTTGTCGCCGATCAGCCACGGCGACGCATTGGCCACGGTCAGATCAAACGATGTATCAGGGTCGGTCTCGCGCCGACGGCGACGCAGATCCATCGTCGAGGCCGCGGTGAACGCCTGCGTGACGTTCGTGCTCGTGGTCTCCAGGTAGTGACCCCAACCCTGTCGGCTCGTCCGCAGCAGCAGCGGCACCGACATGTGAGCCAGGATCGAATCTCGGTAGATCGGGTTCAGGAACGAATCAATCGCGCCACCGAGCGAACCGACGCTGATATTGAATCCGACGGCGAGACTGATGGTGGCAGAGATGTTGTCGCCGAGAACGTCGCCACCGTATTGTATTGCAGCACTGATTAATTCGTTCACGCCCGGCATGGACAAACCGCCCACGGTGATCCGGCCGGGACCGCCCGGCGAGCGCGAGAAGTTCGAGGTTTGAATGCCGGTGATGTCGCCGTCCCGGTACACCACGTAGGGGTGCGCGGGTTGGGTGCCGAGAATGCCGGGCAGTCGGTACCCGGTCTCATCGATCGTCTCCCCAGTGAACAGGCTGTAGCTGTCCTCAACGTGATTCGAGAGAAGGTCTGCGATTGTTCGGGTCAGGCCAGTGGCGAGGTTGCCGCCGATTGATGTGCCAGTGCGGAAACCCGACTTGTCTACGATGCGGACGAACAGCGTTCCGGTGCGCCAGTTGGTGCCTGCACCCGGCCAGGGTTCGGGGTCTCCGGCTTTCCAGCGCCGTAGATCCCATTGCAGCTCGGCGTCTTCCATGATCGGCGCGGCCACGTCGAAGATGGACGTTTTGATACTGCCGACGACCAGCGAAATCGGCGCCACTGAATCGCCGAACGTGCGTGGCACGATGACGATTTGCGACTGCTGCCAGATGTTGAGGAATATCTCGACCAGTTCGGCGATGTTCCAGTTGGCGGGGTCGAGCAGCTTGAATAGGGTGGCGATGTCAATGTTGGTCAGCTGCAACCGAAGTAGGTTCGCGGCCATCGTCAGCAGGATCCCGTGATCAGCCTGCGCGAGTAGCATCCACGCCTTCGGCTGCTGAATCAGACTGATCGGAAGGAACGGGTTACCCGCTGTATGAACGAATTTCAGTTCCTCGATGTCGTCCAAGAAGTCGATGACCACCACGTCTCCCGTGGCCCCGCGCTCAATATGCACACCGTCTTTGGCCTTCATCCGCCCACCGATGCGGGCGCCCATCGTTTCGACGATGACGTGAATGTTGCTGGTACCGCGGGCGTCTTCGTCGAGCGCCCAGAACGCCGCCCAGGTGCCGCGCCTATCGTCAAGGTCAATGGGTAGGCGCAGTGAAATGGTGCCGGTCTGGTTGACGACCGGACTGACACGTCCGCCCAGCTCGCCGCGCGCTGTGCCGCGATAGACCCAATCGCCGTCGTAGAGTTCGATGTGCGGCGGGTCGTAGGCGCGCTCGATGCGGTACTCGCGCACCTCGCGCGCCCACGCCGCGAAGTCGTCGTGATCGGTGCCGGTGAACGGCTCGGCGAATGTGGCGACGGTCACGCTGCCACCCCGTACCGATCGCGCTTGACGTGGCAGGACCGGCATAGCGGGTCATACCTCTGCGGGTCAGGCGAGTATGGGACGGGCTTCTTTCCCTCCCATAGTCCGACCCCCGTGTGGAACAACGGGTTCGGGTCGGAATGGTCGTAGGACCACGCGTGCGCTGGCGCGCCGCATTCGCTGCACGGATGATTTTTCGCCGCACCGTATGTCGCTCGCACGCGCTGATGAGCGGTGCTGTAGGCGATTGTGGCGCGGTCGGGCCACGGCATATCGGCAGGACGTCCACCTTCGCCGTATCGGATCTTCGCGCGTGCCGAGAGCGCTTCGGCATTCTCGGCACGGTATTGCCGCCTAAGCTCACGGGAGGCTTCGACATCGGCGTGGTACGCCCTGCGCTTGCCTGCTAGTACCTTCTCGCGATTGGCAGTTCGATACTGATTCTGGCTCGCCAGAATCGCTGTCTTGTTGGCCTCGTAGTGATCACGCTTGCACGCTTTGCACCAGCATTGCAAACCATCACTAGATCGGGTGTGCTTGCCGAATTCACCGCCCGCCTTTGTCAAATGGCAACGTGTGCAGGTCTTCTCGATGATCACTGGGTCAACCCACTTTCCGCCGACCAGAAACGGCGTTGCCGTAGTGTGGCTTTGGCCCCCGATGGGCCCTGGCACACGACGGGCATCTGCACCGGGTCATCCTCGGTGCCGGTGTACTGGGGTACCGGGTAGAGCGGTTCAACCCCGTTGAACAGACCGGCAGCGTTCGACAGATCAGCGCTCAGGTAGGTGTCCATGAACGGATCGGACATCACCGAAAGCATCTGCGTGAGCTGCGGTGTGACGATCATGCGTGCCGCGTCGGCCCCCACTGGGCGGTTCCACTTGCGCTCCTGACCGAACGCGAAGTCGGGGAACTGCCATGAGATTGCCGGGTCGAGTTCCCATTCCGGCCACTCGTCTTGATCAGTCGGATTCCACACGTCGAACCATCCGGTATTGGGGTTGGTCACCACGCGGGCGATGTGGATTCCGGCGGTCGATTTCCCGGTGAACAGCGCGACTAGGAACCCATTCAGCGGCCCCGTCATGAAGGACAGCGCGTACCCGAACAACGTGGCGGTCACCGTAACCCCGCCAGTGCCGATGTTCGACAGCTGCTCGATGGCTTGCCGCAGCGTCGATGCTGACGATACGAAAGAGATTGGTGCGGTGGTCTGTCCACCGATACTGATCGTGTACGACAGGGTGCCCAGGGTGATTGAGAACGACAACGGCGCAAGCGATGTCCCGTCGACCGTCAGCGTTCCGGGGCATGTTGCCGGCGTGCGAACGGTCCAGCGCCCCGGATCGCCCGACACGGTGACGTTCCCGACGCCGATGGTCGGCAGGGCTTCCAATGCGGCCTGAACGGTTGCAGCGTTCGCGTCGTATGGGATCGCGGTGGTCAGCTCGGCCGCGCCAGTGGTCACCCAACCGAGCTTGAACGTGCCCGACGTAGCCGCCAGATAGACGGTGAAGTTGCCCGGGTTGATCCACTCGGAAACGTCTTCGGCGCTTTCGTACATGGGGTTGTAGGCGTGCGCCGAGACCACCGCGTGATACACCTCGTCGATATCGGCGTCTTGCCCGTCCTCGGTGGTGTACTGAATTTCCTTGCCCAGCTTCAGGTACAGGAACCGCGGACCCGAGGGCCCATCCCAGGTGCACTTGACCTTGCACAGGTTGTACGGAGTGCCCCAGAGCTTTTGAAACCGCGGACGGGACGCCGGGGTCAGCCAGAATGGCAGGATCGGATTGCGGATCGGCACCTCTTCACCAACCGGCCGACCGCCAGGCTGGAACGCCCCGGACTGGGTGCGCATCGTAAACCCGGTGTCATACATGCTCTTCGGATCCGTGTCGAGCACGATGTCGTCGAGCAAGTACTCGTCATTGGGTGCGGACACCACCACCGAATCACCGTTCGACGATTCCAGCGTGATTGTTGCAACCGCCACCTCAGGACCACCTACTCAACTTCGCCGCGGATACTTCGTCTTGCTGCCGGCGCATCATCGACACGGCGTCACTGGTGTCGAACGCGCTGATCGTGGTGTTGAATACCGGCCCCGGCTGCGCCCCGGCCTGCGCACCGTGAGCCGTCCCCGCGGGAAGCGCTGCGGGCGCCGGTACAGCGGCCGACGTGGCAATGGGTGCCGCCCCACCGAATCGGCCAATCCCGGCGCCCTCGGGTGCAGCACCAGGGCCACCACCAGATCCGCCGCCAACCGATATGCCGCTGACGAACTGCGAAATCCCCTTGAGCCAGCCCGGCGAATCGCCGACCCCCAGCACCCCGAGCGCCGAGGACACCTGTCCACCGACCGCCGCGGCGGCTGCGTTGCCGAACTCGAATGTGCGCTCAGGGGAATTGGGCGTGGCCTTCGTCTTGACGCCCATGCCGCTGAGCCCAATCCCCGACAGCCCAGAAATGGACGACGGCAGATTGAACCCGCCGCTACCGGTGGCCGATGCGCCACCGCCCGGTGCTGCGCTCACCGCTTCCGTGCCGCCGGACGTGACAGTGGTGTCGCCGACGGGCGGGTTGACGCCCGCGGCCACACTCTGCCCGGTCTCGGCCCCCTTGGATTTCAGCGCACCCAACAGGCCATTGGCGATACCGGGCCCCGAGAATATGTGCACGTGATCCATGTGGTTCTGCGTCGGGCCACCGCGGTCTTCCATCTTGGACCAGCCGTTACCGGAGTTGATTCGCTGCTGCCAGATGACCCACTTGAGGTCGATCGCGGGCGCGTTGGCAAGCGCGAAATCCGCGACGGAATCGCCCTTCGACTTGTCGCTGGTCATCACGTCCAGCGCGCGGCCGGTGGAATGCTCCCCGTACTTGTCCTGAGGCCGCCATCCGCCAATGTCCTTGATACCGAACCGCTCCGAGATGATCGAACGCAGCTCCTGCGAGCCCTTGACTAGGCCACCCCCGGAGTAACCGGGTAGCTTCCCCTGGTTGTTCAGGTAGTCCAGCAATCCGGGGTAGGCATTCTCAATTCCCTTGCGCGACTGGGATTTGATAACGAACTCGTCACCGTGGACCACTCCCGCTATCCGGTTGACCGGTACGTTTCCCGTATAGCCTCCAACGTCGAACCCGAACTTTGGCATGTGCGGTATCGCGCTAATCTTGGTGCCACCGACCTCGATAGACAGCGTGTCGGCGACCGCATTCCACTTATCGCCGATCCAATTGAGCACCGCGACAAGGCCATTCTTGAGCCCGTCCCACATGCCCTTGGCTGCGTTGGTGATAGCACCCGGCAGACCCTTGACGAAATCGACCATGCCCGTGAACTTCTCGCGAACACCGGTCCACACCTCGCTAGCCTTGGAGACGAGCCAGTTCCAGCCGTCTCCGATGCCTTCCCATACCCTCTTGAGCATCGGCCAGGCGGTGTCCATGAACCACTTCACGACAGCCTCGGCGGCAATCTTGATGGCTTTCCACGCGGCGTCGACAATGGCGCGGAACCGGTCGGAATGCTGATATGCGTAGATGATTCCCGCCACGAGCGCGCCCACGGCCACCACAATCAGGCCAATCGGGTTGGCCGTCATGGCCAGGTTCCACAACCGTTGTGCGGCGGCGGCTGCCTTGCTGGCGAATGCGACCGCGTTGGCGCCCGCTGACGCCAGGATCGCCGCAGCGTTCATCCCCTCAAGTAGCGGGGTCGCGGTACCAAGGGCGTTGTTCATGGTGTCTAGCGCGCCCGCACCCCAGGCGTCATCGCCGCCGATCAGATCCTTGGCGGTCGTTAGCGCGCCGCTGACCTCGCCGATCCGGCCGGTGATTGCACCCGTCACCGCGGTCACCCTCTCGGATGCCTTTGACAGCCCACCGGCCATCGAATTGCCGAGTCGAACTGCAATATCCGTACCGATGTTCGCCCTGTCCACCGCGCCGACAAGGCCGCGCTTGACCGCCTCGCCCGCCCGGTCGTATCGGCCGTTCGTGACCGCATTGAGGATCGATGTCACGATGGCCGCGCCGGTGCCCGCGCCCACCACCGATCCGAGGCCGGGAAGGGCGCTGCGCAGGATGTTGCCGACAGAACCTGAAATGCCCGACATTCCAGTGGGAATGGTCTTGGCGATCTGCTCGCCAATCGCGCGGCCAGCGAGCGCCCCGGCCTCTGCACCGGCGTTGGTGATCGCCGCCTGCTCGATCTTCGGCACTACCTTGATGTCGCCGGTGTGCTTCTCGACCGTCTCCTTGGTCTGCTTACCCGCGGTCTCGGCGGCGGGCTGGTCGACCTTCGGCCTGACCGCAACCTCGGCGGTCTGCTTCTCGATGGTTTCCTTGACCTGCTTACCGGCGGTGTCGGCAGCCTTCTGGTCGACCTTGGGTGCGATCGAGACGTTGACGACCTTGCCGTCGATCTGCTTGTCGATCGCTTCGGTCACGCCCAGCAGTGACGGAATGATCTGAAGTGTCGCGTATCCGATGGTTGTCACGTATGTTTCACCTCCACAACAGGTTTCATTGTCAGATGGCTACTTGGTGTAGCCGCTCTTGCGTTTCAGGAACATCGCCTTGAGCGCCTTCTTCGCGGCGGCAACGGCTTTGGCGACCATTGCGGCACGCGTCGGATGGTCGATGTTCTCGGGCACCTTGTCCGGGTCGCCGAGCAGCTTGACCATTGCCGCCCACACATCAGCGATGAGGTGATCGGTGATCGTCCATCCAGGCTGACCGTCATTGACGGCCGCTACCGTCCGCGAATGAGGCGGCAGGTGGCGCACCAGGACGCCGAGACGGCGGATAGACATTGTGCCGCGGTACAAATCGGTGAGATCAAGTCCGTTGTAGAACTGGGCTAGGTCGGCCTCTACTTCGTCGCCGTGCTCGTCGAGCAGGCTTAAGAGGCCGATTATTCCCCCGAGAGCTCCAACAGCTTGGCGCCGATGTCCGCGAAATCTCCCACAGTCGGGCTTGTTGCGAGAAATGCGGCCCACTGTTCGGATCCGAGAAGCAACTCGGTACCGCCGAGTTCGTCGCCGTCCTTGAGCTTCATGTAGGCGGCCAGGGGCACAGTGTTGCCGAATGGGATTCGCAATGTGATCCCGTTCTGCTCGATGTCGACGTATCCGTCAGCTTCGGCTTGACGAATCGCCGCCGACTTCTTGGCCTTGTGATCTTGCGGCTTGGGCGCATTGGCTGGAATTGCTTTGCGCGGCGCGCTTTTACGTGGTGCGGTCATGACTTTCGACTCCTTGACATGGGGTCCGACTCTGGTGTTGTGGAGCCCCACCCCGGCCGGGGGAGTCGGTTCACCGACCGGGATGGGGTGCTTTTCGCCTACGTGACGGTGACGGTGCCGCCGGTGCCGGCCGCGGACACCGTGGTGACCGGTCCGGTGAAGATGGCCACCAGCGGACCTCCGTCGGGGCCTTCGACGGTCACGCCCGGATCGTCGAGCGCCTGCACAGAGTCCAAGTCCCGCAACGCGGACTGCAACGCATACGCGGTCAACGCCGTAATGGAGACCGTGGGATCGCCATCCACCGTCACTGTGTAACCAGTGACGCCAGAACCAATGTCGAACGTCTTGGTGACATCATCGGCAGTGCTGCTGTCCAGGTACTTGAACACATCCCCGGCCGCGTCGGCGGTGTGGTGCACGGTGATCTCCGCGAACGACAGTTCGCCGTCGACAATGCCGCCGTGGCTCTTGAGCTCGGCCAGCGCCGGACGCAGCGCCAACCACACGCGGGTGATGTCCTCATCGACGTACCGGTACAGCACGTAGATCTGAACATCCTTGGGGATGCCCAGCTTGTCCGGCGTGGACCCGGGCAGCACGATCTTGCGGGTAACGGGGTTGTACTCCAGGGCGGTGAAACCGCTCTTGAGCTTGCCCTTACGGAACTTGATCCGAAACGACGGGTGTCCGAACCCGTCGTATTCCTTGACCTCGCCGGACGGGTCGAGCGGGATGCCCTTCTTGTCGTCGATCAGGCCGGAGAACTCCCAGTTCTTGGCCCCGGGGTCCTCGGTCGCTGCCGCCAGCATGATCGCGGCGATATCGGTAACGTCTGCCTTGAGGATTAGCCAGACCTCTGCCTTGTCCGGGATGACGGTGGCATCAGGATTGATGGTTGCAACCATTGTTGATTCCCTCCTTAAGGGCGTGAGAGCCCTTGCGGGCCAACAAAAAACCCCGCCAGATAGGCGGGGTTGATTCGGTGCGCGACAGCGCGGTTATCGGGTGCGGACGCGGGTTCGCACGGTGAACGAGATGAGGTCGCCGCCGGTCTTCTTGTCGCGGGCCTCCAGGAACGCAGTGCCGGGCAGGATCGCAGCGATACCGGGAATCCGAGTGGTGAGTAAGCGGGGCATCGCCGCGTAGGCGTATTTCGTCAACCGTCCCGATGTCCACGACGTGACACGGATGGTCGGATCGGTCGCCGCCGGCCACATGTCCAACGTGCTGCCGTCGTCGGCGATCAGCAGTACCGGGGGAGAGTCCAGCGTCCAGTCGGCCGGAAGTTCTAGCCGCACCGACAGTTCCGGGAACCGGGCCGCCAGATCAGCTTTCAGCCAGTCCTTGACCAGCCGCGCTACGTCGACCGGTTCACGGCTGGTCATTTCGGCGGGTTCACTTCCAGTCCGGCAGCCGCGGCGGCGCGCGTGAGCACACCATCCTTGGCTTGACGTTCGGCCGGTACCGTCACCGTGGCGACAGCGCGGTCAGTGGTGTACTCGTCGATGGTGGAGAATTCGGCGACCGTGGCGCCCTCGTCGGCCAGCTCGCCGACCTGTAACGCCAGCTCAAGAATGTGAGCCTTGGTCATCTCTTTGAGAACTTCGGCGCCACCCTCGCGGTCCAGCTCGAACGTCATCCTTGCCCCCTCTTGCACAGCACCTCGAGGCCGCCCAATATCGGCATTGAGCGCCAGTCATTGACGATGATCTGGAACCGCTCGCCGCGCACCGTTAGCTCATCGCTGTTCACAATGTCGGTGCCGGTATCGAAATAGACGACGCACGCGATGTCTTCACCGTCGCGACCGCGTTCGATTCGATCCACACCGCCGCCAGGAGCGACTGCGATTGCCACCAGTGCGGTATCGGTCGCGTCTATCAGCTGGCCGTTCTCGTCGCGACCGCCGCCGCGGTGACGGGTCACTGGCTCGCGCAGTGTCGCCAGGCCGCCCAAGACGCTCACGTGAGGTCGATCGCGCGCTTGGGTCCGCGGTACCGGGCAAGGATGGCCTTGTCCGACTTGGAGAACCACACACGGCCGGACGAATCGGCGAAACTCACGGTGAACGGACCCGCACCTAGCGACTGCGCGCCGACGGCCGGGCCGGACAGTGTCGCCGCAACGACGCCGGCCACTAGGTCGGCGATCGACTTGGGTGCTGCCTCGGTGACCTCGAAAGTCACTTCGGCTGTGCATGCCTTGACGCCGTAGAGCGTGCTGCCGTACAGCGTCCACCCGGTGATAGGCGTCGGTGCGCCAGTGGTGGGATTCACTGCCGACACCGTGGTGACCGATTCGACCCGCGCCGGGATACGCACCCGGCCGCCGTGAACCTTGCGGCGGGTGGTGTAGGTGCCCGGCTCGAAACGAAACCCGTCGGTGGCGGTGAGTACCGCCTCTGACGCGATCCGTAGCAGCTGCTCGGCCCGGCCGGTTTGGGCAGGGTCGAGCGTGCCGCCGAGGGCCGTCGCTACGTCAGCTGGCGTCGCCAGTGTCACCGGCGGGCTTTCCCTGCTGACGACGCGCCTTGACGGGGGTTACCTCGACATCGACGAGATCCTCGCGGCGCTTGAGGGTGTGGAAGTACTCGATCTGCTCGGCGTCGGTCTCGTCGTCGAGTGTGAGCGAGACCTTCTGGTTGGACTTGTTGAGGATGGTGACCTGCACAGCGGCCATGGGTTTCGTCCTTTGTCTAGAGGGGGTAAGGGAGATGGAAGCGGCCCCAGGGGAAGTGGGGCCGCTTCCTGCTCGCTACTAGGTGACCGTCACGTCCACGTCGCACACCGCGAGAGCTTCGGGGCGAACGACCTTGGCGCCGTACAGGTGCAGGCCCTTGAGTGCGTCCGAGAACGAGTTCTGCGGACGGAAGGGCTCCACCTTGTTGATCTGGTTGGCGTACGTGGTGGCCATCGAATGACCCGCGACCACGAAGTTGGACACCTCGGGCGCGGTGCCCGCGGTACCGGCCGGGATGGTGTTGGCCACCAGCACCGAGAACCCGACAATCCGGCCGACTTCGCCATTCATAATCGGGGCGTTGGTGCCGTACTTCGACGCGTCAGTGAACCGTGGATCGCCAAGGATCAGCGCATAGAACTCGGGCGAGACGAGCAGGAACCGGCCCACGCCAGGCACGTTGGCCTTATCGAGGGCCAGTCGCAGCCTGCGCACGAGCAGGTAGGCCGCGTCGGCGGTGGCGACATCCTGGGCTGCCAGGACTGTGCCCGCCTGGGTGGTCATGAGACCAGACAGGAACGCATCGGTGACCTTCACCAACTCCTGCGCAGCCAGATATGCCGCCTTGGACATCAACTCGCCGTCGTTACGGACCTGGCGGGCGTCGATGTCGTCGACCTCGAATGCGAAGTACTTCGACTGATCGACCAGCAGGGTCTGGTCTGTGGTGGCCAGGGTCTGCGGATCAATGGCGGTGACGTTCTTGGTGTACGTCGCCACGGTCGGCGCGGCCAGTGAGCCGATGTGCACGGTGTCGCCGCATTCGGAGATCTCGCCCTCGTAGTCGCGGTTGATGACACCGCCCTGGGCGAAGACGTACTGCGTCTGTAGCGCGATCATGAGCTGTGCAGTCCACAGCTCGGGAATGAAAGTGTCGACAGCCATTGTGCTGCCCTCCTTTTCGGGTAGTTGCTACTTTTTGCTGGTCATGAGTGAATCCAAACGGCCTTCTTTGCGGGCCTGGACAATCGCCGCGTGATCCCCGGCCGCCGACAGCTGGTCAAGCTCCGACTGAGTCATCTGCTTGACCTTGCCGGCGTCACCGCCGCGAGCACCGGCGCCGAAATCCGGTGATGCCGCCTTGCCTCGGAACGCGAGCAGCTTGTCGGCCGACGCTTCGAGTTCCTCCTGCGTCGAACCGGACAGCAGATCTGCCGGAACACCCTTGTCTGCTGCCACTTCCGCGCGCAGGGCACGGACCTCGACCTCAGCGGCCCGGGCCTCTGCCTTGGCTGCTCGGTCAACCGCCTTGTCTATCGCAGTTTTGTTCGCCTCGGTGATCTCATCGAATTGCTTTGCCTTGTCGGCGTTGGCCTTCGACTGATCCTCGTGCTTGCGAGAGAGTGCCTTCCACTTGTTCGCCTCGGCTACCCAATCCGTGTCGGCTGGGGGTGCATCGGCGGGTGGAGTGTCGGTGGTGTCCGTATCGGCGGGTGGCTGATCGGTTTCGGTATCGTCCATTGGTTGGATCTCCCTTGTCGGGTATCTACTCGGTGCCCATGCCGGGCCATTCCCGCCGAGGTGGCAGGGAAGCTAGTTCGCCAAGTCGTTGCGCAGCTTGGCTATCTGCGTGAGGTGGTACTTAATCTGCGGCGAATCCTCAGGTAATCCCTTGGCGCGCAGGTTGGCTAAGCTTGATTCCAGGCCGGGCAATAGGCGCTTGGCCGCGGCCGATTTCGCTTCACCCGGCGTCGTCGGTGTCGGCGCGGGTGTCGATCGATCGGACTTCGGTATGTCATCCGGGCCGCGGAACCGCTCGTTGCGCAACGCGATTACCGGACCCAGCTCGCCGTGCTGGTGCACCACAATCAGGTTCTCGTAGTCCTTGGCTGACGGATCTGCCGGCAGTAGCCCAGATACCTCGACGAGGTCGTGAATCGCTTTCAGCCGGTCCTCGTGCAGGATCTTGCCGCGCCGAGGCCGACGCGCCGGCTTGACGCCACAGTCGCAGCCCGGATGTATCGGTAGCAGATCCTCTTTGCTATAGAACAGCACCGAGGCCACAACGCATTTGGCACAGCTTCGCGGACCGTTCAGGACGCGTTGGAATCCGTCAGCCGACGAGCGGCGCAGTGTCGATCGTGCCTGCTGCGTCTTGGCGATCTGCAAATCTGACTGCACCATCTTGATCAGCCGGTTCGAGGCCTCGGTGACAGCATCGGATAGTGACTTACCTTGCGAGAGTGCATATCGAGCCGTTTTCGCCGGGCGGGAATACACCTCGGACATGTCGACGCCGCGTAGTCCCTGACGGGTGTCAATGATCCGGTCGCCGACGATGCGTTCGCCGTGCTCGTTGGCCAGCACGCGGGTTAGGTATGCGTCGGTCAGTGCCGCTGTCTGCTGCTGGCCCGCGGCGATGACGGGTAGTACCTGTGCGGCGAACTCGGCAGTGCCAGTGTCCGAGATTGCCTCGGGTCCGAAACTTCCTACTGCGTACTTGACTACCCGCGCACGGACACCTGCCGCCGACGTGGCGTAGGCGTCATCCAGTGACATCGGCCGGCGACAGTGTTGGTTCTGGCGGTGGGGGTGGCGGGGCGAACGTCTGCGCCAACAGTGCATCGTTCGCGCGTAGCGTTTCCATCTCGTCGACTTGCTCGACCGAGAACCCCCACACCTCGATCATGCGTGTACGCCAGGGGAGATCCTGCGCCTTGGTCGAGGCGTCGGCTTTCTCGGCCAGCGATCGCATCTCGAATGGTGCCCAGAGGGTTTCCACGTCGGTCACCGGTGCCGACTCACCGGCCTCGATCGCCAATGCGCCGCCGATCGCGGCCGCCAGACTCGAATCGGCGCGCGCCGCACGATCGCCCGTCTTGAAGATCAAGCCCTCCTTGGCGAATGCCGCACCCTCGGCGGTCTGATTGGCGCCGTCTGGCACGAAACTCGACATGGGGGTACGGGTTACCGCGGCGAGATCACGAATGTCGTCCTTGGCACCCGAGAGAATCTGTGTCAGGTCGCCGATTTGCGACTCCCAGATGTCGATCCCCTCGGGGATCTGCCACAGCTGGCCCGGGCCTGGCTTGAACATGTTCTTGTAGTCGATCTCGTTGCCTTGGTCATCCTCGGTCGGTAGATCGCCCTTGAATCCGCGTTGCCGGTATGCCTGCATGGCTGTGATGACAAGGCGTTGCAGGATGCCCCAGTTGATCCGGTCGAGCACGTCGAGATGCGTCTCGAATTCGCCTCGGCGCTCGCGGTTCTCGAACGGGTACATCGGCACGAACGACAGTCCGCTCGGTTCGGCGGTGACCAGTTCCCAGCCAGTCGTGGCGTACGGCAGCTGTTTGAACAGACCGTTGTCGTCCATCGCCGGGCGCTTGAACCGAAACACCATGCCCGGCAGATGCAGGAACGCGAAGTCATGCTTGAGCGGTCCGTCGCGGTAGATCTTGAGTCCGGCACGCACCACCTCGGGCAGCGTGGGATCAGACTCGGTGATGGCCTGCTCGGGGCGCTCTTGGGTGATGATCGTGCCCCGGGAAGACGACGGCGAGAGCATGAGGTAGCCCGCGGAGAGACCGAGCATGTCGCGGAATAGGTCAAAGCTCTTGACCCGCATGCGGTTGCGCTTCCAGATCGCCCACGCCTCTTTGCTGTCTGCGCCGGCCACTTGAAACCCGATCGGGCACATACGCTCGGCGACGGCATCGACGACGAGCTCGCCGAAGTTGGTGCGCGCCTTGCGCTGGAACTTCTGGTACGCCTCCCGGCAGTTCTCCGCACCCTCGGGAAGCGGTGCGTTGCCGTCCATGTACGAGCGCAGCGTGTCGATACGACTGCGGCGGTCGTCCATCTGTAGCGCGAGCCGGTACAGCCATTCGTCAGGAGTCAGCGACATGTATCAGGCTCCTGTTCAGTAGATTCTGCGTGGCGCTTGCCGTTTCTTGACCTCGGCCAGGCCGGCAGCGACCGCATCCATGCGGGCCTGCCATGCCATGACTAGCGCTACTGCCTTGTCGATTTTGTTGACCGAGTCGGGAAACTCTTTCCCGATGTGTACTTGGTCGCCGCGGACCTTGTTGCGCGCGTTGAGCACGTGCCGAGTCAGCGCTGCCGAGCCGTTGTGTGTCATCTCGCCATTCACGATCGCCGTGTGCAGCTGCGCGATGGCCTTGGCGACCACAACCCCGCGCGCACCGGTCATCCACCACGCGATGGGATGTTTGACGGTGGCCTTGATTTTGAGCTTCGCGCCGAATGCGGCTTCCCAGTCGGCAATGTAGGACTCCCAGCGGGCAGGGTCGGCGTAGAAACCAACGACGTTGAAGCGTTTGAAGCACTCACGTACGGTGGCGTTGATCTCGACGGCCGGCACTTCCCAGTCTGTGGCGTGGTCGGGCTGCTCCCAGGTCCACGAGGGCTCGTCGAATGCGTGGCCGTCGCGGACGGTCACGGCAACAAGCCCTGTCGCATCGGCCTTGCCCTTGACCCGAGACCGCGAGCCGTCGAACCCGAGCACGATCGGCTCGCGCGGATCAATTACTCGAGGTGCGCCGTCGCGCAGTGGGCCACGCGCCAGCCATTCCTGCGAGGTGACCCACGCATCCGAGGCGCTGGTGATCTGATTACCGAAGTACATGCGGGCGTCGGATTCCTCGGTGTCGGGATCCCAGAAGTCGGCGATGACGCGATCAAGGTTGACCCATCCGGGCTCGTGCTCCGGGTGCTCGCCGCGCTCGGCCAGGGCGCACGGTGCGTTCGCCGAGCATCCATAGGCGTAGCGCAGACCTTCCCGAAGCTCGTCATGGTCGTAGATGTTCGTATCTGGCGGCATCTCGCGGTGATTGAAATAGATACCGCCGTCGTCGTTGCGCAACTTGCCTTCTCGTTGCAGTTTCCACGCTTTGTGCGAGTTCTCGGCGACGCTGCCCTGACCAGGCCGGAATGCGTTGGGCGTCTCGATCGACGACCCTTCCGTCTTAGTCAGGTTCCGTCGTACCGCGCCGGCCAGGCGCTTGCCGCCGTTGGACTGCTGCCACGATTCGGTCTGGTCGAACACGGCGGCCACTGGCCGAAACCCCTCGCGTGAGGTCGCCGAGCTTGTCGCCGCCTCGATGCGACCGCGTGGAACGGTGACGAATGTTTCCATCGCCTCGACGCCCGGCTCGTTGATCAGCGGACCGTTGCGAATCATGTCGAGCAGCGGATCCCACGTGTTGGCCGTCTGATCCTCAGAGACGCCGAGAATCTGTACCTTCGGTTTGAATCCGAAGGTTCGCCACGGCGCGCCTACGGGCTCGCCGCTGGCATCCCAGCCCGCGGGCACCGCGGGCCCGATCGCCTCGAAAATCGCGTACGCCGCCATGGACGGCGACTTGCCGTAGCCCTTGGCTCGCGACAGCACCGCGCGGCGAACAACCCGCTTGCCGGTGACCGGGTGCAGCACGTAGAAGTCCAGCCAGAACTGCGCCTGATCGGGCGTCATCACGAACGGCTCACCAGCCATGGGGCCGTCAGGGACTACGAGGTTGTCGTAGCACCAGTCCAGGAAGATGAACCCGAGTGTCGGCAGCTCGCCGTCAAACTCGGGGCCGCGCCAAGGCATTTAGGCCGACGACTGACCGACGGCGCGCAGTCCGCGATACCGGTCAGTGCCACGGGCTGGCCGTGCCGAGGCGTTGTCAGTACCTGTGCCGACAGGCGGCCGATCGAACGCGTACGTGATGCGCAGGCGTAGCCGATCCTCCGGTGTCGCACCAAACTTAGCGACCCGTAACCGCAGTTCGGCGGCGTATTTCAGCTCACCGTTGACCACCGCGGCGTGGAGTCGCGCGGTCGTGACGAGCTCGGCCCAATCGGTATTGGTGAACTCAGCGGCGAGCGGGCTCTCGGCCCACATCTGCCACCAGTTCTTAGTCTCAGCTGGCCAGGCGGCGCGGCGCTTTCGGCCGGTCGCGGGGTTGGTCTCATAGATCGCGGGCAGCGATGGTTGCTTGCCGCGCTTGGCGTCGATGACGCGCACAGGTACGCCGTCGTCGTTGCGCCGGGCGCGCTGGTCGTCAGGCTTTCGGGCTGGACCTTTACCGGCCATGTCTAGCTACCTCCCATGTCGGGAACGATGTTTGCTGCACGTGCCCATGTCGGGCGTGGGTGGAAATCAGGCCAGACCCGTACGGACCGCCAGCGACAGAGCGTGGGGATGTCCAGGTCAGGCCGGGGAGGGCTCCCCGGGTGGGGGACTGTTTACGCAGGTCAGAGGCTTGTGTTCACAGTAGGCCGGGATGGCGACCGACGGGCCGCTTGGCGCTTGGCCGCTTGGCCATCGCTGCAATTGTTTGCTGCCTGGTGTCTCGTGTGTGGCAGCGACGACATGCCGCAACCGAACGCTCGGGGTTGTCGCCGTTCGCCTTGCCGTCGAGGTGGTGCACCTCGTCCGCGTATCCGGTGCAGTGTTCGTACTGCAGTCGGCATCGATGCTGATCCCGATCGAGGATGTCGTCTCGGAACTCTCGCGCCTTGCGGGTCGACCCGCCTGACCATGCCTTGCTCACGAGACCCCCTAAATGACAAAACCCCAGCTAGGCCGGGGTTTTTTGGGCAGGGTTCACTTGCGACAGTTCCAATCGTCGCAGGTCAAGGCGTGTTACGCAAGGAACGTGAGTGGCAGGCGTGGCGTGTGACATTCGGCTGAATAACTTTCGCGCCTATGTCACATCGCGTCGCGCCTCGTATGACGACACCGGTCCGTCGAGGATCCGGCATTCGGCGCCGAGCTTGGGCGCGTAGACGGTCGCACCGCAATGGCACGTCCACATGTGGTGCTTGCCGTCGCATTCGCAGGGTCGGCAACGCCGAGTCCAGCCGGGTTCGTCAACGCTGTGCCAGTTCGGGCAGTAGAGCGGGCCGACGATGGTCCAGCCGTCGCCGTTGGGCACCAGGTCACCGACGTACGCGTTGGGGAACCGATCGCGCGGCGGGCGTGCCATCTGCCAGTTGTACTACTGGCCACCGACAGGTGCGTTCCGTGACAGACATTGGTCATTCCACCTGTCCCATCCCCACCCACAACGACACTCAGGGCCGCCCGCACGCTCATGGCTGCCAGGCAGCATGTAATGAGGGCAGTCGCATTCGCCGCCGAGTGGACCAAGTGGCCCTGCCGGGCAGGAATCTCGATGAATCATCACGCTATTGCCTCCGTTTGTTCCGTTTCTTGCCCGTCTTGATCCGCTTCTGCGGCCTCGTGTTCCACCTCGGCCGCCGATTGCCCATACGTGCGCGAGAAGTGCCGGCGCAGCGGCTCCTGCTCGGTCTGGCCGTCGGTTGCCGATTCCGTTTGCAACATTTCGGGGAGAATTTCTACCGCCGATGTTGCATCCGGGGTCTCGAGCTGTCCCGCTTTCAGTTCGGCGGCGCGCAGCTGTCGCACGGCGCGCAGGCTGAACACCCGCGGGTCTCCGCGCAGGATGTAGTGCTCGACGAACACACCCTTGTGCAGCCATCCGACGGGGGCGAGCTTGCGCTGCCTGAGCCACCGATAGAGCTGGCGCTCAGAGACGGGTTCCTCGATGTCCTTGAGCCGCTTGAGCAAGATCCGCTCAGTGAGTCGGTCGCCCTCGCGCCATGCGCGTTGACGGTTGCGCTGTACGTCGACCGGCTGCTTGCATGCGGAGCATGTGATGCTGCGTTCGTCGGTGGCGGCGTAGAGGAACTTGCCGCACTCGATTGCCTTGCCGGTGCGTGAGTACGCCTTGATGGTCGGGCATGGTCCGGCGAAATGGCGATCGGGCCGGTTGATCATGCGCAGGGCACTGGCGCGCAGGTCTGTCATTTCCTTGAAACACCGCGCGGCCCCGGGGTCGGCTGCGATGGCGTGGACGTGCTCGGCGAGCCATTCGGCGGCGTCGGCCGCGGTGGGCTGGTATCGCCGGGGGAGTCGACGCCAGCGTTCATCGGGTAGTGGGCCGATGAAGTCGAGCGCGACGACGCGCAAGGGCTCGAATGTGATGCCACGCGTTTCACACAGATCACGTGCCCACGTGGTGACCGCGTTGCACGTCTGGTCGGCGATGTTGTTCGGGTTGCCCTGCGAGTCGAACCTGATCGGGCTGGGCTCCTCGCTGGACTGCCCGACTGATCCGGTGGTGAGCACGTCTTGTCCGGTGAGAGTGATCTCCAGTTCGTCTATCAGCCAGGCGATTTCGGTGAGGTGTTCCTGTAGCTGGTCGATGCAGTCGTTGCATAGGAACAGATCGCACTTCTGGGAGCACTTGCGGCACTTTGTCATTCGGTTCGCCCCGTAAGACCCCATCCTTCGGATGGTTCTATCAGTGGTGGTAGGTAGCGCGGGCGCAGGGCATATTCCGCGGGCAGTGAGTCGCCTGCCACCGGGTCGAGAAGGCCGCTGGCTACGAGTGCGTCCACGGCGGCGCGGATGTTCCGGCCCATACGCTCAAGTGGGTATCCGAGCGGCCCCAGTACCTCGGTGGCGCACTCGTGGGCGTACAGATAGAGGCTCCGTATCGTCTCGTCCAATATCAATGTTGGAAGTCCGGCAACGGCGGAATCCTCATGGACCTGTTCGCTGTAGAACACCCAAGGCGCACAGGGCGTATGGCCTATCGTTATCGTCCATGCCCAATCGCCTTGCGGACGAATCGGTCCGATGAATAGCGAGCCCTCGCACACCTTGGGCGAATCGTCGGTGTCTACGCGGTAGTTCTCAGCCCAGCCGGTGCGGTGTCTCATTTCCAAGATCCGCTCAGTGAGCGCGATTCCGTGAAAGTCCCTGTCGCAGTGTGGGCATTTCGGGAAGTCGGGGTCGTTGTAGTCGTATCCGCCGACCGGTTCGCCGTCTGCCATCTGCTCGTCAACGAGCTGGTCGATTTCGTCGATGATGTCGCTCACTTCGGTCATGCCGTTGCCCCCGTGAGTTCGTAGACCGCCTCGGCGATGATTCGTTGATCTGGTGATCCTGGGAAGTACAACCGTTGCGTGAATTGCCCCGGCAGCTTGCGCATTTCGTCCGACCAATCGATCTTGTCGAGGTCAACGTCGTTGTAGAACATGCTGAACCACGGGGTCGGATCGAATGGGTCGTCTGGCACGTGACCCCAGTCAAGTGCGGGCCAACACTTGAGTACCCCGTCCCAATCGCTCATTGCGGCCATGCTGCTGCCTCCAATCGCTCCAATTTCTCTGTCGTATAGGCGTATAGAGCGGTTATGCACGGCCAGCGGACAACTGGGCGGCACGATGTGCAGACGGTGCGTCCGTCCTTGCCGGTTGCTGGCTGGTGAATCTTCCTCATCGACTCCAAGCGTTCGCGAACCGTCGGCGGCATGGGCGCCCCGAACCGGACCGAGCCCATGAGTCCGAGGACCGTGGCGTCGGCGATGTCGTGGTTGAGCACCTTGACCCCCGGGAGCCACTCGCGGACGTTGGACAGAACCTCGCCCTTTTGCGCTCTGCCGCTGCCCGTAGCCCACTTCGCGCGGGTCTGCGGGGGAACTACCGCAACGGGCACCTTCTTGGCGTCCAGCGCGCCGTACAACCCGTGCCATAGGCCGCTGCGATCGAACGTCGAGGGCAGGAATTGGCCATAGGCGGGCCCCTCGATGACGGCGAGATCCGGTGGGCCGTCGCGTAGCGCCCATTCGATGACGGACCGGCACACGGCGCGCACTCTGCGGCTGCGGGTGGCGTACGAATCGCCGTCGTGCCCGCCGTATCCGATCGAGTGCAGCGCGACGGGCACGCCGTCACGCAGCACGGCTAGTCCGGTGTTGCGCAAGCTCGGATCGATACCAAGGACGACGGTCATTACAGCTCCTCGCTCGTGAAGATCAGGGGTGCGAGCTCGTCCCACGCTTGTCCAAGGTCACGGCGCAAGAGCTCTATAGACCACTTGGCCGACCAATCCCGTATCGGTTCCAAAGCCTCACGGGCGGCCTCTTCCATTGCATCCCGGGTCGTGCTCCAGTAGATCGGTTCGGCGTCGCCATCCAGGTCTGCCCGTTGTGCAGCTTCGATTGCGGGGTCGTTCATCGCGCACCAACTTTCGAGCCGCGGGTGAGGCACGGCGCGATTGCGTCGGTGCCGTGTGGGGTCTTGCACCAGCCGTTTGGCTCGGCCCCGCAGTTCTCGCACGGGTGGTCGATTTTGTCGGCGTAGGCGGTGATGACGGGGCCGCGTGCAGCGCTCGGGCGCGGGCGGCGGGGAACGTACGGGCGGGGGTGCTCGCTCATTCTGTGGCCTGCATTTCCTCGGAGGTGACGTAGCGCCATGGTCCGTAGGTGACCGTGCGCGTGATGATCAGTGCGCCTTCGCGGTAGTTGGACACTTCCTCGATCGCGCTCATGAGCTCGTCGGTGTGGAACCGCGCGCAGTCGCCGGGGCTCGGCTCGATGCCGTACTCGACCTCGGTAGTGGGCATCCCCTGATCGCCGCCGATACACCAGCCCCAATCGGCGGGCCATCGGGCGTACAGGTTCTCGTGGTAGCCCGCGTGTCCGTTCGGCAGGCTGCATTCGCCGTCGGGGTGGGTGCTAGCGCAGTAGACCTCGGCGTCAACGATGTCGCGGTCACTCATCGAATCGCCCCGAACGTGCTGGCGAATTGGGTGATCGCGGCGAGCGCCGGCCGCGCGTCGAGCCGTTCCTCTCGTGCCTCGCGCAGCTCACGGGACTCGCGTTCGCAGCGTTCGCGCCGGATGGCTCGGGCCGCGTCGGTGATGTCCTTGGGCAGCGGCCGGTAGCCCGATCCGTGCTCGCTGTAGACCTTCGTGACGGCCTTGGTCAGGTCGTCGAGATCGAGGCCGTAGAGCTCGAATTGCTCAGCCCAGGCGAGGCATGTTTCCTTGGTCGGGTCGGTCAAATATGGGTCGTAGGCTGCGCATTTCGTGAGCACGAGGGCGGCAATCTGGGGATAGTTCTTGGTGGTCATCAGGCCTCCAATGCGGGTTGTTCGGGTGGGGTTGCGAACTGTTTGGCCAGGTCGAGGCCGATGCCGACCTTGCGTGTTGCGGGCGCTACCCGGGTCGATTCGACGGGCTGCCCAGCCGGGCGATTTCGGCCGTTGATCAGCTCGGATACCAAGCTGGGCAACGTCTTCGGATGCAAGTTCTTGGTGGTCCAGAGCTGCAACGCCTCGGCGACGAGGGCCTCGGGTTGACCGTCCTTGAGCAGCGCGGACGCCTGCAATCGCAGCTCGGTCTTGATGGACGCCGGGTGTCGGGCCGGGATGTGCTCGCTGACTAAGCGATTGGCTGCTGGCATGACCGGGGCGCTGCGCGGCTCGCGCTCGGTCGAGTCTGGAGTAGCACTCTCAACGTAAGTACTGTTCTTCTCTCCTCTACTCTCCTCTGGGGGCGTGACATCACGTGACGAATCACGTGACGCATCACGTGACATGTCACGTGACTGCTTGCGACTCTCACGTAGTCGAGATTGCCGGTCCCGGTCGGCCTTTCGGCGCTCTAGCAGGGATTCCCCACCGGATTGCCATACGCTCCATGAGCGGAAATACCACCGGCCGTCCGGTTGTGGCTCCAAAATTTCCTGTTGCACAAGTTCCTGCACAAGCCGCTGCGGGTTGGGTAAACCCAACAGTTTTATGGCTGATTTCGAGAGAAATCCGCTCGATTCTGCGTTCCCGCAGTACGCAATTGCGCGCAGCATGAACCGCTCGGCGGTGGGGCTCAGGTTCTCCACCGCCTCGTCGAGGTAGTAGGTCGACGAGAGCCAAACGGCCTTCATGAGTCCTCTTTCCGTGGAGCGTTTGCGATTTGGAGCAGAACGTCGGCATGGCACGGTTGGTCGAGGGGGCACCAGCACACGAGGTCATGTCCGCTTAGTGGCGCGACGAATTCGGCTAGATCCGCGGCCGCCATGAACGCCATATCGAGCGACCGGTACAGAGCAACGCACCGACCGATCGCATTCGCCTTGCCCCCGAACCCGTCGTACTGGACGCCGTTGTCATCCTCCACGAGCCATTCGCCAGCCACGAGGATCGGCCGGAACGGGTTGCCCCACAGGCTCGGCCGCCCGACGTAGATGGCCCCGTCGGGCATGCGCCAGCCCGCGGTGCGCTTGCGCTGGATTCGCTCAGGCATGGTCAGTGCTCCGCAGGTAGGGGTAGGTCAGTGAACGCGCCGTCCATGAACCGTTGACTACGTTGAGCGCTGCCCACTCGTGGGCCTCCGTTCGGTCCTTGAACGGACCCACTAGACGTGGGAGATTGGGGCGGTCTTCCCAATCAATTTCAAGAATGAAGCTCTCGGCCATCAGCGCACCTCTTCGGCACGCTTCGCGGCAGCGGCGAATATCTCCGCGAGGGCACGCAAGTCGGCTGCGGCGAAGCTGATTCGGTCGTCAATGATCAGGTCGCCGTTGAATTCTTGCTCGATGTAGTGCGGATGGTGAGACCAGACGGTGTTATCAACGCCGTTGATCCCGCATGGTTCCAGCTGCTCTATCACTGCGTAGCCACGCGATTCGAGCAGCTGTGCCGCCGCGAATAGCGGATCGGTTGCCATCACTCGCCCCTTCTGAATTTCGTATGGCACTTCTCGCACCGTGGCCGACCGGGGCTGTGAGGCTCGGTCAGGCAGTCGACGCACAGTCCGGCGCGGTAGGCCGCTGTGCGCGCGTCGTCACGGATCATCAGCAGGCCCCGTCACACTGGCAGCCGCCGCAGGTCCCGCAGCAGCCGTCGTTGTCAGTGCCGAATCGGCCCGCAGCGCAATCGGTTGTCGACACCCCATCCGGCTCAACGCCGCCGTCGCACTCGTCACAAGTTCGTCGCTCAGCCATCACGACACCCCAATCACGGCGTCCCACTGGGCACGGGTCCAGAGCACATCTCCCATTGCGGTGTGGCGGTCGAACATCTCCGGGTCCACCCCGACGGCTGCCGACATCTGGTCCGACTTCCATGGCGGCGGAAACAACTCACCCCGGCCAGCCAGGTACCCCGCCACCACGTTTTCAACGTCGATCAGGTGGTAGTGCCACGGGTTCTCGATACCGGCGGGACGTAGCAGCTGGTGGCTGATCCGCTCGGTGTCGAAACTCGGCACGGCGCCGATGATGTGCGGGCGGCCGGTAAGAAAGGCGGAGATGAATGTGGCCGCATTCTCGGGCTGTGTGATCCGCGATGCTTCGCGCGCCTTCGTAAATCGCTGGCGGTAGTCAGCCGCGAACTGTTCGGGGAGGTCAGATAACCACGCGCCCGGATCGTGATTGATGAACAGGTGCATCCGGGCGTCATCCTTGCCCGTCTCCCCATTGCGCCGGATGGCGGCGAATTCCCATATCGGGGCGTCGATGTCGAGGCCGAGGGTCTCTGTGTCCATGAATACGATGTCGCTCATTGCCGCTCGTCTCTCGCGTCGTCTCGGTCGCCGCACATGCCGAGGTGTGCGTGCGGATGTCTTGGGGCCCGGCCCATCTCGGTCAAGGCGTTGCGGGCGGCACGTGCTTCGTCGAGCTCGGCGATGTAGGGGTCATTCATGCACTGACTCCAAACAGTTCCAGTTGCCCGACCGGCAATGCGCGATGGCATTCACATGGGCAGCGGTATCGGTGAGATGGCTTGACCACCTGCACAGTTCGCCCGTCTTCGTAGTGGGCGGCGTGCATGTCTCGGTAGTCCTTGCGGGTGCCCGGAAACGTGACGGTGCACTCGTTAAGCACGATGCCGTCCCGCAAGCTCCCGCCGGGCCGGTACGGGCATTCGCCGTGACGGCCATGTAGGCAGTAGCCGGTGACACCCATCTGACACGGCGGACGGCGGTAGTAGTCATCGACCACCGTGGCGGGAGCAGAATCGCCGCGGTGGTCGATGACCGGTTGGGTGGTCACTACTCGGTGTCACCCTCGGTGTCGTCGGAGAACGCCGGACCGCCGGTGAACGACACGACGACGTTGCCGTCGTCCTGGCCGTCTCCCTGCCCGTCCTGGTGGTCGTCATCGGCGCCTTGCGGGTCGCCGTCGTCGTCGAACAAGGGCGATTGGCCATCGTCCTCGGGCACCTCGGCGCCGTTCTTGGACTTGGGCTTGGGCATCTGATCACCGAGCGGCCATGCCACGATGATCTTGGCCTGACGCACAGGCACTTTCGGGCTGTCGGGGGTGTTCTGATCGAAACCGGCGTGCTTGATGTACAGGCGCGCCGAGATGTCGATGTATTCACCCGCCTCGGGCGGATCGCTCAGCGACATGAGCAGTGCCTGGCCGAGCCGGATCTCGGTCGGTCCGGCGGCCATACCATCGTCAATCTTGTCCAGATCATTGGTACTTGCGAGATCGGCGGGCTTCTCGGTTACTTCGGCCATGATTTGTTACTTCCCTTCTGGTGGTGGGTATTTCAAACGGGGGATTACTGCGGCTCGTCGTTTTCCAGCACGTCGATGACCTTGATGGCCTCGTGCTTGGTGAGATCCCTCGATGAAGTGATCTCGCGTTTGGTGGCTGCGGTGAGCCAGTCCAAACCGGCCTGACGTTCGTTCAGGCCGTGCTTGCCGAACAACACGTGCAGCTTCTTGAGTTGGGCATCGGTGATACCCGGGCCGAGGACGCTCGGTTCGACGGTGCTGGATTCGTCGGGCTGTGCAGCTTCGGTTTCGACCTGCGCGACTTCGGGCTCCGGGTCGGGGTCTGACGCAGGGGCCGGAAACTCGTCGAGATCGGCAGTGGGAGCCGGTACCGGTGCAGACTCGGCTATCGCCTCGGCGGCCGGGCTGGCGCGTCGTGCCCGTGTGCGCCGTTGCAGCGCTGGCGCTCCGGTCGTCTCTGGTGCTGGCGAGTCGAGCCGTTCGGAATCCACCGAGATCATCCCGTCGAGCAGGTCCTCGACGATCAGCGAGCCTGATAGCACGTCGGGGAATGCCTGCTTGCACAACCGCGACGTGGCGCGTGCGACCAGCTTCTCGGCGGGGTAGGCCGCAATATCGATCTTGGCGCGCTTGGCCTGCTCGGCGGTAAACGTCGCGCGATGGGTCTCGCCGTTGTCACTGCGGGTGCCCTCGACGACGCACCGGTTGTCGGTGGACTCGGTGACCCGGAAAGTATGGCCCGCCTGAATGATCCGGCGCCGCATGAACTCCGCGTAGAACCCGACTCGGCCGTGCACGACGTAGATGGACGCCAGCGCGTCGAGCGGGTCGAGCCCGAGCTCCCAGCCCTTGAGCATCGATGCGGCGATCTCGGCGGGCTTGCCCATCATGTCCTTCGGGACGAACGATGTCTTGGCCAGCACTTCGGCGGCCTCGCGGCATTCCCTGAACAGTTGCAGCCATTCGCGCATGCGCTCGGCTTGCGTGGGCTGTACGGTGGCCGGGTGCCGCTCAATGGTCCCGTCCCATCGGGGATCCGGCGGCCACGCGTTGGGTCGGGTTGCGAGCTCGGTCATGCTTGGTCCTCCTGGTTGTCGTAGACGACGCGCGCGATCGGCGCATCGGGGTTATGGGGTTGCATCGCCGGGTAGATGAGATCCCTACCAGCGCTGACGAATTCGCCGACTTGCGCGGCGTACCAGAGCCAGCGCAACGACATCTCGTCACTCTGTGTCGGGATGAGCTGCGCGTCATCCGAGGTGATGTGAACGGCGCCGGTCCGGTCCACCGGAATCATCGGAACTTCTTTGCCGGTTGGGTCGATGTAGTACTCGGCGTAGCGGTACCCGGCGAGCTGGAGCGCGGTCTCGCCGTAGATGCCCTTCTCATTGGTCTTGAGGTCGAGAAGCCAGCGCTGACGGTTGCCCTCGTCGTCGGTCAGATCGGCGATCAGATCGAGTGTCCCCGCATAGCCGTATTTGTATGACACGACGGTGATCTCGACGGCGACAGGCTCGACCTCGAAACGGTCGAGGAACCGCACGTACGCCTCGCAGTGTCCGCGCAGCTCGTCGGGTACGTTCTTCACCTTCTCGCCCTTGACCAACCGCTCGCCGTACCCGTGAACCTCGGTGCCGCGCTTCTTGGCCTTGTCGGTGGCCTCGTAGCGTGCACCCTGTAGCGTCTTGAGCCGGGCGGCGACGGCCAGCTCGCCGAGTTCGTCCCAGTTGTCGATTGCATACTCGGCGGTGGAGTTGGCCGCCCAGTTGATCAACGCTGGCTTAGGGATGCCGTTGCCGAGGATCGTTGTAACACCGGGGATTCGGACGCTGTTGCCATCCACGTACCAGTGGTTCTTGCCACGGTCGACTCGCTTGATCGGTGGAATGAATTTGGTGCTCACGCGGCAATCGCCTCCAGTAGTTGGTGTGCATCGGATATGGCCTGGCGCAGGGTGATCCGTGACGGGATGGCGACCTTGAGCGCGATTGCGAACGGATGATTGGACGCGGGGCATTCGTCCACACCCGCACTGTCGGGGTGTGGCCAGATAACGTCATGCGTCCGGTTGCAGACGACGCGCTGCCAGCAGACTGGGCAGAAGTGCTTTCTCACCCTTGCCCCCCAGTGGATTTGATCTGGTTACGCAGACGCGTAGCCACCCCGCGTAGTGCGGCATTGGAGCGGCGTAGCCGTTCATTGCTGCGGCCCTGTCGTTCGTACTCGCGCTCGCGGCGGGCCTTGTCGGGATGTTCAAGGGAGAGAACGACGTACCCGGACCGGACCCCCGGCAGAGAAGCGTCATTGAGTACGTGCGTGATCTTCCATTCACGCCATGGGCGGTCCAGAAAGACGATAGAGTCGCCCGCCTGGTAGTCCGCGTCCGCAAGTCGGGGCAGCTGTGTCAACTTCCCATCCCACAACAACCAGTGCCAGTGGTCGGAGATCTCGAGGTGGTGCGTCGTCATTCCATGCCCCCCTTAGGCTTAAGGACAGCGGATGCGGGCATGGTCAGTGTGTGCGGGCGGCTTTCGATGCCCTGGAGGCGCTCTAAGACATTCCGGCGCACGGTTTCCATTGCGGCCGGATCATCACGCAGCCGCTTGGCGGAGAGGTCTCCCGCAACATCGGCATCCGCTTCATCGCCACCGTTGACGGTGAGGGCCAGACTGCTTACCCCGCTGATGAATCCGTCCATCCAGATATCGATTAGGACGCTGGAATCGAAACGCTCGATAATCACCTTGGGCGCGCTGTCGTCTTTGTGGGTTGTCACCAGCCCGCCTCCGATGCGCGAATTGCAGCGCTGGACTCGTCGCGGCTGTCACGGTCGGTGAAGAAGTCCACCAGCGCTAGTTCGATACCGTCGGCGTCCCGCCCCAGATCAAACCCGGCAGCCTTGGCGGTCGCGGTGAACGCGTCCATGACGGAGTCCGCCCTGTCAATAGTCTTGTTGAGCTGTAACACATTCCGCGACTCTGGGACGCGACGCCGCAACCCGAAGAGCTTCGTAAGATTCACGCGACCACCCACACCTGCGCGAAGACTCCGGCGACGACGATGGACACCGCGGCGATCAGCAGCAGCACCGCCGAGCGGTCGCGATACCGGCCGCGGCGGTGCACCCATAGATCGATGCAGGACGCGGCGAGTACCAGCGCCATGAGCACGGCGAACTGCGCGTACTGATGTGCGAAAAGCATGGTCAGCGCGCAGATCAGGGCGAGAAATGAGACTGTCCACGCTGCGTGTCGCATGACCGCGGTGCGGGCACCCCCGACGCGCCGCGCAGGGACTTGGATATGGTTCGACATGGCATTCCTCTCGTTAGAATGCTGGTAGGAACGGTGGCGAGTGAGTGATCCGGCAAGATGAATCACTCGCCACCGTCTGCTGTATTCAGTTGTCAGACATGAAGATTCAGTCGTTAGGCCGACTGCGTAGATCGCAGTCGAGTAGGTCGGCCAATAGGTCCGTGAATTCCCACAGTTCGTCGCGCTCCAGATGCGCAAGCCCATCGACTCCGTGTGCATCCAGATGGATGCCGCCAGCGCCGTCGCGCGCCAAGGCCACGGTGCGCTGGTCATCACACACAAACCCGGTGATCGTGCCGTCGTTTGGGATGGTGCCCGACGGCCGCGTGTTGGGCGCGGCGCGTCGGGTCACCGCCTTACGCTGCAACCACCGCCGCGCCGTAAGGTGCGCGCCGGCTACATAACGGGTAAGCGCCCGTGCAACGTAAGGAGATTTGTTGTGAGTGGAGATATCCCGAAAAGGGACCTCGTTATACCGCCGCACCTGGCGATCGCCGTCGAGGCCGCAGCACGCATGCGAAGCGGTAAGTGGATCACCAACGATGTCTTGATCGCCGGACTCGCCGACCTCGAATCGTTCGTACGCACCAACCCTGCCGACGCCCTCCTCATCGACGCCGGCCCGCTTGATCCGTTCCCGATCACCAAGCACGTGGTGGGCACCTTCGAGGATCTCGCGCAAGAGACCAACGGAAAGGTGCCCCTCGGCTACGCAGCGATCCAACGTGTCGGCGTCCTCGTCACCGCGGTCCGCGCGCTCGAGGAGAAGACCCAAGAGCTTGAGAGCCGACTCGCCAAACTCGAGGACAGTCACCCGGGCTGATCCAGGAGGCAGCGCGGCGGCCGCCTCGTGTGCTCTGGCCGTGATCAACACATCGCTGATCACCCTGTTGACACCCAGTGATGGGTTCGCGGCGCTCACGAGGCGACCGCCTTGGTGGCCTCGGCAAGCAGGGCTTCGATGGGAACGTCAAGAGCTTCGGCAATCCGTCCCAGCTCATCGACAGAGAGCGGAGCGTGGCCCGCCATACGACGAGAGAGTGCCTGTTGTCGCATGCCGACCTGATGGGCGAGGGCTGCCTGAGTGCGCTTGCCTCGGGCCATCTCGGCGCGGATATTCGCAGAAACTCTGTCAGCGAGTGCCGATCTCTTCATGGGGCATTCATACCTGCCCATGGAGATAATTACAAGTATGGGATTTGCGTGTCGCACCCTGCATAAGTCATTTGAACTCGCTTAGAGATTGCGGACTCCGCACAAGCGAGTAAAGTACGCGTTATGACAACTCTGATGGTCGTAGATGGCGAACGCGGGGAATCGCGTTCAAAGGCGGTGATCCGCCGCTTGCGGGCAGAGCTGGCCTACATGGGCACCACTGCCGCCGACGTAGCCAAGAAGATGGGGCTGGCGCAGCAGTATGTCTCGCGTCGAATGACGGGCGCTACCGACTGGAAAGTCGGGGAGCTGGACGACTTCTGCGCAGCGGCAGGAATCTCGTTCGGGTACGTCACGACCGGTGTCCGACCAATCCCAGGCAAAAACGACGGCCCGGACGGTGGCGGTGGTGTGGTGCGCCCGAAGGGATTCGAACCCCTAACCTTCTGATCCGTAGTCAGATGCTCTATCCGTTGAGCTACGGGCGCGTGCTATTCAATTGTTGCAGGTCAACAGGTTTGGCCTGCAGACCGACGCGGAGGCGAGAGGATTTGAACCTCCGGTCCCCCGTAAAGGGGACAACTCATTAGCAGTGAGTCCCATTCGGCCGCTCTGGCACGCCTCCTGAACTTCCCGAGCGGTACTCCGAACCCATAAATGGATTCGGAACCGCCGAGGGCACAGAGTACAGGCCCGCGCGGCCGGAAGGCAAAGCCGTTGGTCGTCATCGGGCCCAACATGCACCGATAGTCTGATGGCCGTGTCTGATCCTCGTCGCGCAAGCGGCTCATCGGTGCCCGCGCGACTACGCCCCGAGCTGACCGAACTGCCGGCGTACACGCCGGGCCGCACCGTCCCCGGCGCCATCAAGCTGGCCAGCAACGAGACCGTGCAGGGACCGCTGCCCAGCGTCCGCGCAGCCATCGTCGAGGCCACCGCACGGATCAACCGTTACCCCGACAACGGGTACGCCGAGCTGCGCTCGCACCTGGCCAAACACGTGGACATGCCGCCCGAGCACATTGCGGTGGGATGCGGATCGGTAAGCCTGTGCCAGCAGCTTGTGCAGATCACCGCGACGGTCGGCGACGAGGTGCTGTTCGGCTGGCGCTCCTTCGAGACGTACCCCCTGGTGGTGCGCGTCGCCGGCGCCACCCCAGTCCAGGTGCCGCTGACCGACTACACCTACGACCTTGATGCCATGGCCGCCGCCGTGACAGACGCCACGCGGCTGATCTTCGTCTGCAACCCGAACAACCCGACCGGCACCGTGGTGCCGCCCGCCGCTCTGCGACGGTTCATCGAGACGGTACCGGCTCATATCCTCGTCGCGATCGACGAGGCTTACATCGAGTACGTGCGCGAGGACTTCACCGATAGCATCGCGCTGGTTCGCGAACACCCCAATGTGCTTGTTTTGCGCACCTTCTCAAAGGCATACGGCCTGGCGGGCCTGCGAGTGGGCTATGCGGTGGGCGATCCTGATGTGATCACCACACTGGGGAAGGTGTACGTGCCGTTCAGCGCATCCAGCCTCGCCCAGGCGGCCGCCGTGGCCTCGCTCGGCGCCGCGGAAGAGCTCCTCACCCGGACCAATGATGTTGTCGCCGAGCGCATCCGGGTAACCAGCGCACTCCGGGAGGCAGGGTATGACGTGCCACCTTCGCAGGCGAACTTCGTATGGTTACCGCTGGCCGAACGCTCGACGGAATTCGCGCAAGCCTCCGCAGAGGCTCGAATCATCGTGCGCCCTTTCGGAACCGACGGCGTACGGGTAACCATTGGGGCACCTGAGGAGAACGACGCGTTCCTTGAGTTCGCGCGCGCCTGGCGCTAGCTCACCCGCGATAGTTGTGTGGCCTCGGCCCACTCGACAGTGAGTTCGACGACCTCCCGCGCCTCCGGGAGTACCAATGCCAGTGGGGTCAGCGGCCCCGCAGCCACCCCGGTGAGTACGCGGGCGCGCGCTACCGGGTCCACCACCGAGACCGTCACCGCCGCAACGCACTCCGCGGGACGCACATAGAAGCGCGTACCTGAGTCCACCGGTCCCGTGAGCTCGGCCCCGGAGATGTCCATCGCCTTGGCGCCCTCGGAGAGTGAAAGCAGAACTGGACGCTGCGAATCCACCACAAACGGACCCATCAGGCCCGCGGCCATGACCGCCTGCGAGTCATCGATCGCGGGGGAATGGTCCGCCTGGCCGGCGGCGATCAGCGACTGCTCCAATAGGTATTGGTATAGCTGCACGACACGGTCGGCGTTGCGGTGGTTGCGCGCGTCATACAGCCAGAACTCGACATCCTCGACGTCATCGGTGCCACCCTGCACATACAGGCGATAGAAGCGATAACCAAGATCCGGTGCGCCATGCTGAGTTTCGGCGACCGTTGCGCCCACGCCCAATGTCTTGACGTATCGCGCCTCGCCTTCGGCGAAGCTCAACTCCGAGGAGGACACCTCGCGCCATACGGCGCCATTGACAGATGCGTGCAGCCGAACGCTGGCCGGCTTCTGCCCCGCACCGGTACGCACTGTGAGGCCGCCCAGCTGCGGGCGTTCCTTGAATTCAAACTCAATGAAGGACGGTGACTTACGGGTGGCCGTGGGCACGTTGCGCGCCACGGTGTCCAGCTCTACCCCGTTGGTGAGGAACCAGATGGCCGCCTGGGTTCCCGCGATAGCTTCGTGATCCTTGATATTGGCCTCACTCAGGTATCCGGCCGCGCGCAACTGGCGGCTCAGCTGCGCCGTCGACAACGCCGGGAACGAGTTGGCCAAGATCCAGGCGACCTGCGATTCGCGGGTGCGAGCCTGCAGGTTCGCCACCGACAGCCAGTCCGCCACCGCGTAGCCCGACGGCAGGTTGGGTGCGATCCCCGCGATATCCAGCGAGTACGCCGCGATGGTGGGGTTGAGGCGAATTAAATCTGTGCGAGCCGAAGTGCCGTCAGTGAACATGACCTCGTCCACGGTGGACGAATAGGTGCCCCCGCAGTACCTAGTGAGGCGCTGCGGGAGTACCTCGGCGTTGTGGCTGTGACGCCTCCCAGTGATGCGGGCGGATGGCCATTCGACGAGCGATAGCAAAGAATGAGTGGTCAT